ATGGTTCAGCAAGCAATCGACCTACGCTCGCAAAAACTCAATGAGCTGCTGGAAATAGATGACGCAATCGCAAGTGCGAACGACGTCAGGATGAGATCCGAGCTCAAACTCAAGCGTGACGCGATCGCATTCGAAATCGAACGCTGCGAATACGAGATCCGGGCCGAGCATATGCGTAGGAAAATTTCTTGGAGCGCTGCCTGAGATTTTGGAGCTAGGGACACATTTCCCTAACTCCAACTCAGAACAAAGCAGAAACGAGGGCAGAACTATGAACCTGAAATATCTTGCATTCATCCGCCGCTATTTGAGCCGCTGTGAATTCATCGACGTCTTCGACGCATTTGCTGCGGCGGCTGATGCTAAGAGCCGCGTGGAGATCGCGGAGCTCGACGCCGAGCGGGCGCGCGAAGAGCATAAGAAAGCCGAAGCGCGCCTCGATGAGATCTGCATCTCGAAAGGCCTGATGTGATGAACGCCATCGACCATCCTCTGGGTGTGTTCCAAGGCAAATCAAATGCGGAATACCACGGCGGCCCTGGCATCTCGAAAAGTGGCCTGGATGTCGTATCGAAGAGCCCTGCGCACTATAAACAGTCTCGCGCAGACGGCTACACAGCGCCGACTCCGAGCCAGCGCCTTGGGACGCTCGCTCATAGTTTTATCCTGGAGAACGACACGTTCTGGGATCACTACGCGCTCCCGTTTGAAGCGCCGGAAGGCGCCCTCGATACGGTGGCGCAGATCAAGGATCAACTGAAAGAACTCGGTGAGAAAGTCGCGGCGTCTGCGAAGAAGGCGGACTTGATCGAGCAACTCCGCGCGGTCGATCCTGAGGCAGTTTTCCTCGACGATGCGAAAGCCGCATACGCTGACGAGGTGGGTGATCGGGAGATCATCACTGCCAAGGAACTCGAAGATCTCGAAGGCATGCGCGCCTCGATCATGCGCCACCCGAAAGCGTCAAAGTTGCTCGAAGCAGGGTCGGGTGTAGCCGAGCTGAGCTGCTATTGGCGTGACGAAGAGACGGGTGCCCTGTGCCGGTGCCGGCCAGATTTCTGGAGGCATGATGGGATTATCGTCGACCTGAAGACCTCCCGGGATGCGTGCTATGACGGGTTCCAGAAGTCGATCAGCGGTTGGCGCTACGACACGCAGGACCCCTACTATCTCGATGGCGCAACAGCGGCAGTAACGCAGGGCGAGAACCCGCTGAAAATGCCGGCGCCAAGAGCATTCATTTTTGTCGCGATCGAACCTTTCGCGCCCTACGCCTGCAGCGTTTTTGTGCTCGACCCCGAGAGTCGTGAGATCGGCCGCAGTGGGTATCGCAAGGCTCTAAACAGATACGCTGAGTGTCTGCGCACTGGTGAGTGGCCGGCCTACAGCGACAAGATCGAGACGATCTCGTTGCCGGAGTGGCGGCTGCGTCAAGAAGCTTATGAACAAGATGAACAGGGGGTCTATTCAGAATGAAAGACATCGACATCACGCGCGCGATCAGAGCGAAATCTGATCAACTCAACGCCGACGACCTGCTCGCCGGCCCCATGACGATCAAAATCCGAGATATCCAGGTCGTCGCCGGAGAACAGCCTGTCAGCGTCTATTTCGACGGCGATGATGGGAAGCCCTGGAAGCCCTCGAAATCTGCTCTCCGCGTTCTGGCGGCTATCTGGGGCGCAAACGCTGCAAAGTGGCTCGGAATGTCCTGCACGCTCTTCAACGACGAGAGTGTGACGTGGGCTGGCGTCGCCGTTGGCGGGATCCGGGTCAGTCATATGGAAGGCCTATCGAAGCCGCGGGAGATCAAGCTAACGAAAACGCGCGGGAAGAAAGTTGGTGTGACGATCCAGCCGCTTTTGCTTGAGAAGCATTCCCAGGCAGACAAGTGGAAAGAGCGTCTGTTCGCCGTTGCCGAGGATCCAGAGAAATCTGTCGAAGATGCTTGGGGAAAGGTCCCTGCTGAGATCAAAGCTGAACTCGCAGATGATATCTATGACAAGCTGATCGCAATGCAGGAAGCCGCAACGCTTGAGCGTGAGAGCGACCCAGACGCAACTGCCAACGCGCTGAACGACGCGATCGGGTGAATGACTTGAACCGGGGCCGGATTTTCCGGCCTCTTTTCAATGTATGGCGAGAAATTTTTCCGCACTGCTAGAAAAGTTCCAGAATAATTTTGGACGGCATGTTTGCTGCCTAATTCCTCATTGTCAGCACGACGCAACGGGCTGACAAAAAACAGAAAATGGGACGTCACATGACACTTGTTAAATATATGAATTCCGCGAAGACTATCGCCGCGCTGTCCGAAGCAAAGATCCTTGAATATGCCAAGCAATTGGCGTTCACCCGTGAAATGCTTGGACCAGTTGACGAAGGATCAAAGCGAGCGATGTCTTTCGATACAAGAGATCCTGAGACAGGTGTTTATATCAAGATCGAGTTCGGCGAGGACCCGCTTGGCATACCACAATATCCAGGATAACAGACCGCCGGCCTCAGGGCCGGCGTTTTACTTCGGCCCGCGAGAGAGCCTCTTGCATCACCTGGTCGTGCGGCTTGCCCGGGCGCGGGTCGTCAAGGGCCTCTTGCACTCTGTCGCGAAACCACGTGTCGATCTCGACAACAATCCGGCTTGGCGCGTCCGTCGGAATCTCTGCTGTGCATCGCAGCGGCAGAGAGAGGTCTGGGTTGCGGGTCACGACGAAGGCCTGCGCAGACACGGGTAGCCTCTCAACACGCTGCATAGAGCCATCGACGCAGAGTCCGGTCTCAGCGCAGAGTGCTGCATAGCGCTCAAGGAATTCTCGCACGCGTGGTTCGTCATCAACTGATATGCTGTCTTCCACTTCGCAATTCCCTCTTTCGGCATATCTAAGATAAGATGGGATGAGGAGGTGCGCAAATGGCGACAGATGACCTGATGTTCATTGATTTCGAAGCGTCCTCGCTTTCACCGAACTCGTGGCCGATCGAAGTTGGATTGTCATGGATCATAGACGGCGAGGTCGAGACCTGGAGTTCACTCATCAAACCGCACCCACGCTGGCCGGCAGATGACTGGAGTGCGCGGAGTGAGGGGGTGCATCGTATCAGTCGCGACGAGCTAGACGACGCACCGACCTGCTGGGCTGTTGCCAACGAGTTGCTCCCCAGGATCCGCGGAAAAGTGCTGGTATCGGACTACACACACGGTGACCAGCGATGGCTCGACAGATTGCTGACGACCGCTGGCATAGATGGCCCCATGCCCCGCCTGGATGCGCTTGTTGTTGTAGCCTTCGCTCGCTTCGAGGGGCTCAAGCTCGATCTGCTGTATGAAAGGCTCGAGCGTCTTCCTATTCCGCACCGTGCCGGGCCAGACAGCGCAAGGCTAGCGAAAGCCGTTTTGAGCGCACAGAGGCTGGGAGACCTGGAGCGCTTTCGCGGTATGTTGCCGCCTGATGAACACCTGAGCCGCGACGACGCACATGAGCGCTGGCAGCATGACGACATGACTGCCGAGGAAGTTGCCGAGGGGCTTCGACAGCGCCTGAGGTCTGCATCTGGCTTGTCTCGTGATGAGTGATGGCCGCAAATACATAGATGACGAGCTGCTCAGGGAACTCCTCGAGCAGAGACAGTCAGGTCAGTTCATCTCGCTCGAAGAGGGAGAGCAGCGAACTCAAGACATGATTGCTCGAAAACATGCTAGTGCGAAGATTAGTTCGGCTAAGAGCCGTATAGTGGAACAATAATCCGGTTAAGGTCAGAAAATGGCGTCTTTTCAAGTTCAAGCCGTGCTCAAGCAACTTGGCGCGGACATTCAGACGGCTCGCAAGCGCCGGATGCTTTCGGTGCAGGATTTCTGCGAGCGGATCGGGGTCTCTGACAAGACCTTGCACAAGCTCGAGCGTGGAGATGGCGGCGTTCGGATCGAAACATTCGCGATGGCGTTGCTTGCCCTTGGCGAGCTGGATCGGCTCAAGGAAATGCTAGATCCTGCTCATGATGATCTTGGGCATAGTCTCGACCGAGCACGGTTACCGAAAAGAATTTCGCGGAAATCTGGACCCAGGCCCCCTGCCCTACGGTCTGATGAAATAAATGATGATGGAGTTGGATTTTGATGTTATTCACCCGAGGTCATCAAGGAAAGCGCGCGCATCGGACGTAAAATCCGCCGGACTCGCAACATGCTCCCACTGATCTGGCGTGAGTTCGGCACGCCGCTTAACCTCGGCCGCCAGTGGCTCTGCATCCAACCGGACGCCTTCGCTGGCAACCGCGTGACTGATCGTGTTGAGCGTCGTTATGCTCTCAGCGAATTCGCCGGCCCGGACTGTCAGAAGGTCGACCGGCAGGCCCGAGGCGCGCTTCACCTTCCAGACGTTTTTGACGGAATCGCAATCTCGCGGTGCGCAATCTGGGATCACGGCGAGAACATCCCAATCGCTGCCTGGATGCTCGTCTCCACGGGCACGGCTTCCGAACAGCCATACCTCGATCGCGTCGAGATCAGACTTGCATAGATCGACCAGGCCGCGGAGACGCGGTTCATCGTTCATGAGTTGCTGAACAGTCCTGCCCATCGTCGCCTATCGAAGCCCCCTGCTCCGCATCTCTGCAATCGCGCTGTCGGATACTAACATGTCGTCTCTGTCGAATATTCCGCTCTCGCCGCTCACGTCGTCGATCGCATACCAACCTGGCATCTCCACGACCATTGATTGCGACTCGAGGGACAGGCGCACAGGGCGGACCCCGCGGACCAGCTCGACCCCAGTTTCTGGATGAACTCTCATACCGACTCCCGCACAATGTAATGCAGTTCAACATAGCTGAAGGGGAGGCATTTTGACAAACACTGCTCGCCCTGCGTCAATGTCCGACAGATGAGACATAAGGGTCGCTTTTGTGCGATGTGACAGACAATGACAAAGGAACGCAAAGTCGTCAGAACAAAGGGCAGCGCCGTCCACCCATCGGTTGGACGGGGACTTTCCAAACTTGGAGTTGATCTCGGTTTCGCGCGGCGTGCGCGGCAGATCTCGACGACCGACATGGCCGCCCGGATGGGCGTGAGCCGCAGCACGCTGCACCGACTGGAAACAGGAGATCCGGGTGTGTCGCTCAACACGCTCGCTATGGCACTCTCGGTGCTCGGTCTCTTCGACCGGCTCACCGATCTCGTCGATCCGGCCAGCGACGAGATCGGCCTCTTGATGAGTAGGAAGGCCCTGCCCCGCCGGATAGCGAGGAGGCATGCAAAGCGCCCGCCCGCCGACGCGGTGGAGAACCCGGCAACACACGGCTCCAACGACGACGAGCCGGAGGGGTGGTGATGGCGGCCCGTCCAACTTCAAGTAGTTAGCGTCAAATTCGATCGTCCAATTTCAAGTAGATAAATGCGCTTTCTGGTGACTATCTAGCTTTGTCAGCAACTTAGCACCGTCCAACTTCAAGTAGTTAGAGAAAAATCTCTTCGGTTTTCCTCCATCTTTCGACGATCTTGCAAAAAATCTGAAAAATCTTTGCTCTCAAATTTGGGGATGCCTGTCGTCTCTCTAATTCCTCTCCAGGGACAATGAACAAACACCTTGGAGGGATAAAATGTTCAATTTCATGAAGAAGCTCAAAGCGAAGAAGCAAGCTCCGGAGGCTCGAGTGGCGAGCCCGCGTGAAACGATGGCATTCGCGATGCAGGTCAATGACGACATTGCGGCCGGCCGGTTCGAGGAAGAGCGTAAAAGCATCATGGCTGCGGTTAATGTCGCAGCTCGCGAGCGGATGGAGCGCCGCAGACCGAAAAGCCGGTTCGACGAGCGCCTCGATGCACTCTCCGACGAGCGCATGCGTCATGAAGCGGCTGGTCGCAGAGGAATGGCTGCTGCTCGGGCCGCAATGGGCAAGGGTGACGATATGGAGATCAATGTCGAGGAGTTCGCGATGAAATCCGGAGCGCCCCTGCCCGAGCCTGCGATCAAGCCGCGTCGAGTGCGCGAACGGAACAGCGGACGGGAGAGGTAAGATGCAGCAGGATATCTATGTTTCCGCAGCCGATCTTAATGATCTCCTCAAACGCTCTCTCGATGCACTTGAGGTAGGTGCAGACAGCTTCCTATCTGAAATGAAGAGGACCCATACAGAGGAGATCTCAGCTTCATTTGTTCCGGAAACTGGACTTGTCGATCTGATATTTGGGTTGTGCGATGCTTCTGTTCCGACCATGGCATTCATGGAGCATCCATCGAGAGACGAGCTGATGCATGAGGCCAAGAACCTCTTCTACATCGCTGCCTTGAGCCACCTATCCGGCTTGGATGGCTTTCTTTACCCAGATGACTGATTGATGGCCGGTCGAGCGTCGTCAGAAGGAGGGAAAACAGAAAGCGCAAACAATACGATGAATGCGTGGCTCGACCGGCTACAGACTATATATGCTCTTTTTTTGGAAACGGAAACAGATATGATATGAAATGGTTTCCGATGGTAGCATACGGGAGCATTTGGGATCATAGCCTAGCACAGTTGAAACTTTCCTTTTTGGCGTTGATACCTGAGGGGATGGGATGATATGAAATCAAATGATAGCATTGGGGAGCATATGATATGCCTGTGATTTCGATGGCAAACAGCAAAGGCGGGTCTGGGAAAAGCACGTCTGCTCTTGTGCTCGCATGTGAACTCGCGAGGGGAGCAGATGTTGTTCTAATCGACGCAGATCCGAGGAGGCCTTTGTCAGCATGGTCTACGCTTGCGCCTCCTCCTGAGCGTCTCGATGTGGTTTCCTCTGCAGGGGAGCGAGCAATTCAGGACGAGATAGATGAGGCCGCGTCTCGCGTGCCGTTCGTCGTCGTCGACCTTGAGGGCACAGCCAGCCGTCTCGCGAGCTACGCGATGGCAGAGAGCGACCTCGTGCTCATTCCTACGCAAGAACAGTATCAGGACGCCCAGGCGGCCGTTGATACGCTCGCAGAGCTCAAGAGAGCAGGGCGGGCAGCTCGTCGAGAAATACCATCTGCGATCCTCCTTACTCGCACACGCGCCGCAGTTAAGCCCCGCACAGCCAGGCACGTCGCTGAGCAGCTGCGTGGATTGCCTGGGACCCGAGTTCTCAATGTTGAGCTCGTAGAGCGCGACGCATTCTCGGCTCTGTTTGCGTCTGGTGGGTCCCTTCACAGTTTAGACCCAAGGGACGTCCGCGGCATCGAGAAAGCGATTGAGAACGCAGAGGCCTATGCCGGGGAGGTTGTCAAAATTCTGAGGGAGGTTGTGTGATGAGTAGGCACGGATTAGACGCATCGAAGCTCGACGATTTTTCGCCGCGGAAACGAGAGCCGAGAGAGCGTAGGGCAGGGGGCTCGACTGAGAGTGAGGGCTGGGCAAGCCGTGAAACAGCGCCGGCCCAGGTTTCACAAAAGCCGCAAGAGGGGCAGTTCAATATCAGGGCGCCGGTTGCAACGATCGAAAGGTTCAAGACTCTCTGCAAATCAGACAGGAGGACATATGCGGACATGCTGGAAATTCTGATGAACGAGTTCGAACGTAGATGAGTGATGATGCACGTCGCGAACGAGCAATTTCTCATCTCGCGACAGTGACAGACACTATCAATTTCATCGAATCGAATTTCACTGGAGAGGTCGCTGTCAGGCTCGAGTATGCTCTAGCGCTGCTCTATGTAGAGAGACTACGGCTGCAAGAGGGGCTCGGCGACAGCTGAGCCCCTTCTTCTTATTCAAGATTCTAAGATTCTAAGATTCAGAGCCGATTTTCCTTTTCATTGCAAAAACTTACGCGATTTAATGTGAGGAAACTGGGGACTCCGGTGAGGTTTTCGGGGAATAGTGTGATGAAATCGGGGGTTATTGTGAGGTTTCCGGGGCAAAAAGTGAGGTTTCCGGGGAGAGGGTAGGGGACTTATCCACAGGATTGGCTTTCGAAAAAGTGAAGCTTACGATCCAAGGGAATTCACATTTGTTAAGAATCGGGGTAGCTTTTTACACATGAAAGAGTCGCGCCGAACCCTTGAGATAACTCCCACGCAAGACGAGGCTATCAAGCCCTCCGAACTTATACAAATTACGGGGCATCAACAGCTTAGCCTGAATGCGCGGAGGGCAATTACCCTGCTCTGGCACACTGCGCATCGCCAGGGAATCGAGGAAGGCAAGGACTACACGATCGAACTCGCTGAGCTGCGGCCTGATTCACATAAAGGCAGTGAAATGATCGAGGAGGCGATCCTCGCACTCATGCAGACAGTCCTTATTGTGAAACTTTCGGGGGGCAAGACGCGCCGCGTTCAGTTTTTAGGCGGGAATGACATTGACGATCCTGACCGGCCGGCAGGTGTGCTGACCTACAGCTTCGACAAGCGCCTGGTCGAGATCCTGAGGGACAGCTCAATCTGGGGCAGGATCGCACTGCCAGTTCTGATGGCGTTCTCGAGCAAGTATGCTGTCTCTCTATACGAAAACTCAAGTCAGCTCATAAACCTGTCCAAGAAATTCGCAGAAGACTACGCACTCGATGACTTTCGCACGATGTTGGGTGTAGAGGATGGAAAGTATCCTGCATTTGGTGCACTAAACAAGCACGTCATCAAGCCAGCAGTTGATGAAATAAACGCTCTGGCGCCATTCAATGTGACTATCGTGCCTACAAAAACTGGCAAGAAGGTAACCGGCGTTCGAATGGGGTGGTGGCGAAAAAGCGAGGAAGAGCTGCGGGAGGCGTATGCTGAGGCGCAGAGGCCCAGAGTAGGGCGCCGCGCCAGGATCTCTGGCCGTGTTGAGCACGTAGCACCTATGCCGTCCGTAGAGTCTATGAGCAGAAAGGCGCGGCTTGAGATGCGTCGGAATTCCCCGAATTCCTCACTTTTGGAAGACGAGTAGCGATGACAGGAAGCAAGTGCCATGACAAAGCATCGAGCTGGATCAGCCGCTCGATCCGGCCGATGACTGAGCCTGGCGCCTCTTGAGTTCGAGCTCAACGACCTTAGCGAGGTCGAGTGAGAGGGAGAGTGCGAGCGTTTCCTCTGACATATACCCGTCGGTTATGTGTGGGTTCGCGAGTGCAACGACGCCAAGATCTTTGAGGCCGTCAACGTGCTGCTGCGGGATGTAGTCAGTCTGCGGCTTTGTGTTCAGCTTGACCGACCGGAACGCACCCGTAGGAGTCGTTGTCAGATCAACGCCGAAAATTATGTGGAATCCGTGGCGGGTCTCATCGCCACTGCCTGAGAACAAAGGAAAAGCATCAAGAGATCTGAACTCGCCGATACTCATATGCATGAGCCGGCTGACCATTGCCCGCGAGGCCTCTTCGATCCGCTTGTGTGCTGTTTCTGTAAGCATGCCTGAATCCTCTGTTTTTGCTATGAATAGGATATAGGCGCGCAAATATTTCGTGCAAGTTTTGCGCGGTTTCTTTGCGCATAAATATCTTGTAATAAATATTATGTAACCTTAGAGCAACACCGAAGCGCTCAGAAACTGCTGGGCAGCCATCGCGAGGATGATAGTCACGGACGCCGCGGCGTAGAGATGCAGATAGCTCATGCCCATCTCGAGATCCGCTCGTTGAACTGAGCGCTGGTCAGACGGCACTGCGGGCTCATAAATTCCTCAGCGCGCCGGATCCATCCACCCTTGCGTCCGGCTCTTGTGCGACAGTATTTGCGGCTCGCTGGACGTGCGTCTGCGAGCGCGAAATAGTAGTTCCTCCTGGAGACGGCGTATGCGTCTGCGATGCCGTGCGGATCTGCATCAGTCGCGGCTCTGGCTTGTCTCAGCGTGTGCGGCCCGATTACGCCATCGTCGCTGCACGGATAGCCACGGCCCGAGAGAAGACGCTGCAAGATCTTCACGGCGTTCGCTCCGGAATTGACATACATGTCGAAGACGCTCGATCGCAGCTGCCTGGGAAGCTCGTCGATGTGCGGGCCGCGGAAGTAGTGCTCGAGAAAGATATCGGCGGCCTGGGTTTTTGTGAGCTGTTTGACATCGTCAGTGTCGATGTCGCCGTCGTGGTCGAGATCGAGCCCCAGGCGCCGCAGTGTGCCGATCGTCACGCCATGGTTCGTGGCACCACCAGGATCGCTCGGGTCATTGACGTAGCCGCCCTCGCGAGCGACGATTTCCCTGGCAAGTTCGAGGACGGTTTTCATGCTGCACCTCGTTTTCTGAAAGCTGCGATGATTGCGCCGAATGCGCGGCCGATACGATCAGCGATCTGTCTGCGCGTTGGCATTTCCCAGCCTGCGAGAAACGCGAGCAGAACGACCCAGGCTGGCATTTCATTGACTGTCATCTCATGCACCGCATCCGCTTTGACGCTCGAGCGGTCAGATGACTGCTGGACGTTCTGTGCTCCAGCCGCATTGAGGTGCTGCTCTGTCGTCGAACTGGCTCCGACGGTCTGTGAGTTTGTGCGGCCGGCTTGTCCGTTCGCCGCTACATTTGGACCGCCGCCAAGCGCCGCCCCCGCCGCAGTCTTCAGTGCGGCTCCAGGCAGTCCAGAGCACGCTGTCAGTGCGAGGAGAGAGATGAGTGCGAGGGGCTTCATTTCGACCCCCGATTTTCCCAGGCAGCGCCGAAAACATAGCTTCCGACGACGCCGCCGGCGAAGCTCGTCAGATAGAGGAGTGCGGCCTGATTAAGAGCGTCATCGTGTCCGCGAAGGATCACGAAAGCGACGAAGACGGCGCAAAACAGAAGTGAAGCGAAGATTACCCTACGCCTGTTTTTCCAGCTGAATCCGCGGGGCTGCTCGGTCATTTCGCAACCCCGACAATGAGTTCCTCGAGCTTGTCGAATCTCTTGTCCATCCGATCTTCAAGCCGAGAAAACTGCTCATTGGACACATAATCCCTAGCAACCTCCACGCGGAAATCCGAGTGCTCTTTGCGTGACCTTTCAATGTCCGTCTTCGTATCGCTGATCTGCTTTGAATGGGCTTTTATGACCATCCCAACCACAGCGATCGCCAGGGACATTCCAATTCCGATGCCCCATTTTGCGAGGTCATATGCTGTGGAAAAATCGGGAGCGTTCATGAGCAAAATTCCAAGGGTTTTCCCCTTGGATATCTGTCCTCATGCCGCTTTCTGCGTGTCCAGACGGTAGTTTCTCAAGAGCGAATTTGTCGAAATCTGCAACAAATCAAGGTCGCCATCGCGGGGGTTGTTGAGCACGACGATGCCGCTCCATTCTTGCTCTGAGCATCTGCGCGGAGGCTTAAAACAGCCAGCGCAGACAGCGTGCATTCGTTGTCCGTCAGCTGCCACGCGCGTGTCATGTCCGAATGTGTGTGTATGGCCCCAAACGGCCGACCGTCCGAGCTTGTTGAGAGCCTGCGTGATCGGCACTGCCCTGCCGCGAACCCCGGATTCGAAGTAATGGCGAAAATTGATGCCAGAGAGCTGCAGGTTGTCGAGAAACCTGTGCGTCTGGATTCCTTGGCCATGCAGGAACTCATCGACGATGCCGCTGTCGAGCATCCCATCTAGCTCAGGAATGTGTGTTGGGATCTTGTTCAACCTGTCTTCATGGTTACCGCCGAGGAAATGGATTTCAGGCTCGTAGCATCGGTCTCTATGCCGTGCTCTGATGTGCCTGCGGTTCTCCGCCCGCATTGCCTCAAGCGTTGCTTTTAGAGCGTCTTCACCGGCGCGGAGATCGTTCAAAATTGTCTTTCCGGAGTGCCTTTTATTGCTACCAGCTCCGCCAACAGCACGCGATCCGTCATAGATAGAAAGCGACGGAAAATCCCACCAGTCGCCGCCCAGGACGACCTTCCCTGGGCGCGCAGTATTTATGAAATGGCCGAGCGCCGAGAACCGTTCAAAATCCTCTGCGCGCTCGTCGGGCCTGGCGTGAGCGTCAAAGACGCAGCAGATTGCGTCTTTCGACAGCTCGATCATTTCACTTCCTCGAGCTGCAAGATCGGATCTGCGAGACTTCGGCCGAGCGTCCATTTTTCCGTCGGCGCTTCGGAGTAGAACAGGTCTCGCGAGGTTTCTGCATATCCCACGAGACGGCCGATGTCTGTGGGTAGGATCGCACGATATGCAGTGCCGCCGATCGGCATGGCTTTTGCGACTGTCCAGGCCACAAGGTCCGGCGATGTCGAGACGTTCCCAGCCTGATCAGTCGCGATCCATTCCTGCCGGCGCGCGTCGAATGCAACGAAAGATCCGGCCGCGATAGTCGATAGCGCATTCGTTGAACCACCGGAAATTCCAAGGATCGTTCCGTCCATCAGAACGACTACGAGCCGCGGCTCTGCGATGATCTGGCTTGCGTCACTCGGCAGCGCGATTTTTGAGAACGTCGAGCCATTGTCTTCGGAGACTGCTGCCTGCGCGCCGGAGATAATCCCGATCGTCGCGTCGCGAGCTACGACAGCGCCAGGCGTGAACGGGACAGGTCCAATCCGAGACACATTATTCGCAGTGACTTGATGCAGGGACTCTGGCGTAGCGATGATATTCCGGCGCCGCGTGAGGTCTCTGCAAACAGTGAGCGCCGTCTCGTTTCTCTGCGCGACTGTAACAACGCCGACATTGTCGAAATATGTGTTTGCTGGCGTTCCAGCCGACGCGATTTCGATGGTCACCTGCTCTGATTCCACAGCATCGAGTGAGCATGAGATCGTCTGCCAGAACCCAGGGTTGAGACCGTCTGTGTTCACCGATGCCTGGCGCCCACCTTGGCGAGTTCCGATCGTGTAGGGGTATGCGCCCGTGTTTGAGCCCTGCGTTGTAGACAGAGTCAGGATTTGTGTCGACCCAGAGCTAAAACTTACCTTTCTGCCGACCGGAGGGCGCCACCCACTCGGAATTGTTAGTGTAATCGTTTGGCCAGGGTATTGAGCGCTATTAAGTGAAATCTGAGTCTCGTTAATGAGGTCACCGTTACTCCAGCTCAGAAGCTCCAGTAACGACTTTGCTTCATTTACAGTGCTCGGTATTGCTGCATGATTGACGTATGCACTTCCGCGCCAGCCATTGTTGAACTTAAACTCAATAGACTCGGTGAACTCATTCGATGTTTTTGTATAATTCAGATCTACAACAATATCCTCGAGATGAGTTATGCTTGATGCATCACCATCAATAGCAATCTCAGACAGAGGATCTGAAATTTGCTCAGATGTATAAAATCTGTATGGCCTCACTCCAGCATCATCATCAAAAACAGTCAGATCTGATGTTTTCAGAGTGAGCGTCCCGGTGCTGCCACTTGAGACAAAAACCTCGGCAAGGACAGTGACACTTGATCCGCTGCGGACTTTTGCAGCTTGCGAAATAGCAAAAGAACCATCTCCAGCGGACTTTGCGTCGCGTGTGAGATAGTATTTCGAACCAAGCCTCTGCCGCGGTTGCTGTGTGTTCAGGACAGCCGGCTGAACCCCGCTCTCGAGCGTCCAGCCAGTGATATCTCCGGTCTCAAAATCACCGTTCTCGAGTATCCCTTTTGTCTCTTGCTTGCTCTCGAGTTTTAGCTCTTTGAACTTATGCAGATCTGTCCCGAAATGTGCTTTCCCATCCGTAGTGACGATAACAGTTCCGTCAGCCCCGAGTGTGGAGAACGAACTCGCATCTGATGGAGATCCTGGGATGCGGCTCCACGTTGCGCCGCAGTCGTCAGTATAGCTCAGCGCATTGAGGTGCAGTGCCACGAGAGAGCCAGAGCTTACATCTGGCGCGACCGGGACCATCGGATCTCCGGTTTCCGGGTCAGTGTATGAGTTGTCCGGCGTGTCGATCGTGCCGTCTCCATCGACAGGATCTGATGGCGCTGGCTCAGTCGGATCAGCCGTCGGTGTCTCTGGATCAACTGCAGAGAATGCGAGGTTCTCGGCGCTGATAAACCACTGTCCGAGCCGTTCGATATAGACAGCCTCAAAACGGTCTGCTGTTCCGGCTGCGCGCGGGTTAGATGGGGGGCCTCCAACAGCATTTAGCGTGCTGGCTCCTGAATCGAACTCATACCCAAGGCGACCCCATGTTGCGGTCGGCCATGAGATGTTTGCGTCGACAGCGTGGAAGATGAGAATACCAACGCGCCAAACGCGATAGCGTGATGATCCATCAGGCAGGAGTTGATTTTCTGGAACGGCTGGTGGCTTGTTGAGAGAGATCTGAACATCACCCTCGGCGCGAATGATGTAGTCCCCAAATTTGCCAGGCGAGATGTCACCAGACTTCTGATAGACAGAGGTCTCGACGCGGTTTCTCAGCTCAAGCTGATCATAGATCCTCTGACCGATGTGCTCATGTCCGCGCTTGTCGAGATTGACAGCGCCACCGGTTGCGGATGCAGATCCACCTGCGCGATCGCCAGTGGGGTCAGGGTTTGCGCCGACTGTGGATTTCAGGCCCTGCTGAGCGATCTGCCGTTCAAACATTTATACTGTCGCCTGTTTCGGAATTCCGACCTCCCCAGTCACCGTCACATCAAGATCCAGTTCGAGCTCAGTTGATGCCGCTGGCGTCGTCTGAACGGTCAGGGTTGTGCTCTGGATATCTGTCCCGGCGTTGAAATCTGCGCGTTGTTCCTCGCCGTTTCCACTGACCGAGACGGACACGCGCGCACCAGATGCGACAGGGATATTTCCGGCCGTGCTTACGCTTGCAGTGTCTGCCTGCCCGGTTCCTGCCGCGGCTGCGATAGTCCCGCTCATAATCCTCGAGCCGTCATCTCCACTCCATTTCAGAGAATACTGCACGAGTCGGCCGGTCACTGTTCCGCCGGGGATCCGAGGGTGCGTTAGCGTCACGGTGCAGTCGTCTGTGACCATCGCAGGCTTCGGCATTTTTGCTTCGAAACTCACACGGATGCAGCGAGAGGCAATCCGCGCACGGGCTCGGATTCGCTCGACTGCATGAGCGATAGCTGCCTGTCCGCGGTCAGCGAGGAAGAAAGAGCTCTGGCGCCGACTCGCGAGATAGCTCGTCTCGCCAACGAGGATCCAATTTTCAGCATCTCTTGTTGCGCCTGATGTGTGGTCTGCACGCGCTTTGTAGGTATGTGACCCGTCGATCACCAGATCGTCTGCGAGATAGTCTGTGAATGGCTGCCAGAGAACGGCGCTCGGCAGATCGGTGATGTCGCGCAGATCAATGCTCTCGACCTCCGCGTCACTTCCGACTGCGCCAGACTGAATTCCGGCCTCGACAGAAAACGCGCAGGTCTCAGACCTGTTGAGCTCGGCTGAATAGCTGATGCCGAGCTCTGCGAGCATAGGAGCGAGCTCAGCGCGCTGTGGAATTTTACCAGCTGCGATCCACGCAGGGTCGAGTTCGTCGTCAGGCACGTCGATTTCGCGCTCGAGCTTCTCACGCTGCTGACGGCCAAACCCATCGAGCTGCTCTTTGCAGACAGCATGAGTGATCCTGAACCCGTCGCCAATCGTGCCGCCCTCTTTCGGAAAGTCGCTCGCGAAGGCCTCCGGCGTCATCGTCGAGAGGCCGCTGAACCAGCCGTCATCTCGGAAGCTCGTCGAGATGAGCTGTTTCCAACGCACTCCGAGCGAGACTCCGAAGGTCTTAGCGACGTCGCTGCGGTCATATTGCAGCGACCCATCGAGCGGCATGAGCTGCAAATTCGACGCGCCGCTGAGAGCATCGACGGCTGCAACTCCGCCGCCGGTGCGGCTGTATGCGAGAACCTTCGAATATCCTGCGAGCACCTCAGCTGGATCGTCCTCAGAGCCGTCCGGAATGAATAGAGGGTCGTATCCTGGGGCAACCTTGAGAGACTCGATTACGGCCGCAATCTGCTGATCCACTTCGCCGCGCTTTCCTGTCACCTCGATCGAGAGGGTTTCCGCAACAGAACCGCGTGGGACGCTCGAAACAACGCCGTCGAATAGGAGCACGCCGCTCTCGCTTGCAAGAACGCGCTCGCCAACAATCCCAGACAATGAGGTCCGCGGATTGTCGATGTCGAGCGTCATCAGCGCGAGCTCGGACTCCGCTTGCGAGATTTCGAGATTGTAGGCCGTAAGATCGTTGCGGCTATGAACCGACGCGTCGAACTCATCTGACGCGTCGACGATTGCGAGATACATCAGAGCGCCTCCCATTTTTGGAGGTCTTCATTCCAGCTGTATTCGCTCGTGTCTCCAGGGCATGCGACAGGCGCCTGCCAGACCCCGGACGCGTCGAGAGTCCAGCTCGAAAATGGTTGGGCAGAGATGAACTGGTCAGTGTCTGCATGATATAGCATTCCAACAGATGCAAACCGTTCCCTAACCGACCCATCCGGAAAAGTCTCGATCCAGTTCCCGCCGAGCCCGAGATCTGATGAGAGATATTCCTGGGCACGCGATACCTGCACCGCTGGAATGCTTACGACACGCACAACGCGCGAGCTCTCATCAATTTCTGCGAAGTAAATAGCCATTATGCGATCCGATATCTGATGTAGAGAGCGCCGGAGCCGCCAGGACCTTGTGCCCCGCCGTTTCCTGTGTTGTCAGCACCGCCCTCTGTGTATGCCGCGCCACCGACAGCCGCCACGCCGCCTGTCCCGTCATTGCTCTGCCCAGGGGCTCCACAGCAGACGAACTTTTGCAATCCGATGAAGTCGCTGATATCGATACCAGCCCCGCCGGACCCGGCTTCGGTTGCTGTGGAATCCCCGCCCTTTCCTCCTGCTCCTCCACCACCGCCGCCGCGATACGCGCTACCGGTGGACGGAGTTCCGCTTGCTCCGCCGTTGTTGCCGATCGGGAAAATGCCAGTTCCGGGCGCGAGGGAGTCTGAAAGCCTTTGACCTCCTCCGCTCGCGCCATTGTATCTCCCAGGTGAGACCGTTCCACTGACGCCAACTGCTCCACCGCCTCCTGCAACGCTCATTCCGAGGAAAACAGATGGAGAGCCAGGGAAACCGTGACGCCATGGTTCTCTTTCATAACCCTGAGCCCCACCAGCACCAATCGTAGCTGGATATGAACCAACAGCGACGGACGCCGTGAATTTCGCAAAGCCTCCGCCGCCTCCACCACCTGCTCCGTAGGTCGGGCCGCCATACGGACCTCCACCTCCGCCTGATAGTATGCACACCTCGATCTCTCCAGGCGCGGTGACGACAAAATTGTCGCTGTTTGTGATCTTGTGGGTGCGCCAGTTTTTCAGATCTGCATCTGTCCAGTCCCAAACAGTCCCGCCAGTCGCTTCGACGATCTGGTCTGGAACGGTTGGCTGAACGATCACCTCCGCCGCATCACTCTCCTCAGCAGTAATCGACCAGCTGCGCGACGCCTTGAACTCTTTGTCAGAGCTTGAGATCGCGGTGACCATAACAGTTAGGATCGGCCGGTATTCATAGTATGCGGCGCCGCTCACATTTAGCGTCCGTCCTGTCGGCTGAGCGATCTCAATGCCATCTGCATCATACGCCCGGATCGAGCCAGGGACAGGATCGCGAGCAAGCGTCACGGCCGGGCCTGGCTCTGTCATGATGGACGGCGAATGGATCGTTAGCACAGCACCGGGCCACAGCCCGGAAAGCGCAGGAATTTTCTGATCGCTGCATGAGATATCGACCTCGAGACGCTGGAATGCGCTATCTGAGAGATTGACGAGGTTTCCGTCGATCGTCCGACGCAGATTTGCCGATGCGCTGATCGGCTTCGCAGCGAAATCGATAAACCGATACGCGCCAGGCGGCAGCGGAATTTCTGTGCCATCTTTGAAAATTCGAAGGCTCGATTTGATCATCTGAAAGTCCGTGGGAGTGAGGTCGGGCGAAGCCCAGACTTGAGGTTTTGGTTTTTCGCCATCGCATCCGCGACGTCTTGACTCGCAGTCATGCCGTAGGTCTCACCGCCCACAGTGAGGTTGATCGGTGTGCCTGCCGCAGCTGGGTTCGATTTTCCGGCTGCGGTTTTGAGCTGTGCAGATGCCTGCTGAGCGCTTGGAATATTCACCGAGCCGCCCGTCAGCCAATCTGGAAGGAAGCTTTTCAGCCAGTCATAGACCGCGAGAGCTTCTTTTTTGATGAATCCGAATGCGCCCGTGATCGCAGACGTCCACATATCGACATAGGCCTTGATGACCGTCGCGATGCCATTACCGACCGCGCTTCCGATATTTTTGAGCGTGTCCCAGATCCAGCTGAGAACCGTTTTCCAGGCGTTGATGTAGGCCTTGAACGCGTTCGTGATGTATCCAGCGAACTTGGACGCACCAGCCTTGAGCATACCCCAGAGCCAGTCGAAATTCTTGTAGATCAGCGCCACCCCGCCGACGACAACAGCGACGAGAGCTGCGATGCCGATAGCGACCGGGCTCAGAGCGCCGGCGATTGCTCCGATTGCGGCAACGAGCATTCCGATGAAGATGATAACCGGGCCAAGGATTGCGACCGCCGCTCCGATAACCACCACCCATGTTTGTGTGCTATCAGAGAGGCCTTGGAATTTTTTGGCTGCCCACGAGATCCATTTTGCTACCTTCGCAAGGATCGGGATCAGAACAGCGCCGACTTTTTCCATTGCATCGCCGATATCCATCAGCGCATGCTGCATCTTCCCGGAGTCGAGTTCAGACTGGGCTTTAGCCTGGCCTTTATATTGCTGCTCGAGAGCCTTCAGCATAACGCCCTGGGCCTCGGCAACCCTTCCGGCTTTCGACATGGCCTTGATTTGCTCAGTCTGCTGCGCACTGAATGACACACCGACACGGGTAAGTGCGGTAAGTCCCTTCGCTGGATCGTTGAGAGCCTTCCCGAGCATGATGGCGGAGCTTTGAAGATCCTGCCCGAGTAGAGCAGACATATCGGCTGCGAGCTTCTGCGTCCGGACGAACACATCGCCGGAAACATTGCCGAATGTCAGCAGGTTTGCAGTGACTTTTTGCAGGATCTCTTCGTCGCCGTAGAGCGAGTTATCCTGGATGCTCGACGCCATGTCTTGGAGCTGCTTCGACGTGAAGCCGGCAGTCTGGCCCATACTCGTGAGGGCGGCTTCAACAGACGCTACTGCCTTCTCCTGGACTTTCTGCGCCTCGACAGATTTGTAGAAAAACCCAACGATCGGGGCGGTCAGGCCAATGCTCATGTTGCGACCGATCGACTTCATTTTCGTGCCGGCCGCTTTGAGTCTATGGTCGAGTGTTCCGATGCTCCTGTTGAGATTATCAATCCGCATATTCGCAGATTGAAAAGCCTTGCTATACTCGCGGCCAGTTATGACCCCTTGTTTTTTGAGCTCTTTCAGATTTGCGATATTTTCTTTGATAGATGCGACTTGCTTCGCATGGGTCTTGTCTGATTTAACACCGAGTCTTTTTAGCCCCTTTTCCGCTGCTTCAGCGGCTTTCTTCGTCTCGTCGCTCGAACGCTTAACCGCGTTGTCAGCATTCTTCGCCGCACCCGCGATCTTATCGATCGAACCTGCAAGCTTTTTCATCGACCGCATGGCGCCGTCGACCTGGGCTTTGATTGCAACTACGAGGGGTTTCTTGGACATCTGGCTATAACTTCGCAAAGTCGATGACGTCGTCATCGTCATCGTATTCCTGGTCAGATTCGAAGGACGCTAGAATCCGGTCGAAATCGTTCTTGTCCGCGTGCTGAGCTGCCCTGGCTATGAGCATTGCGTCCTGTAGCTCGTATTGCCGCCGCTCGCGGGCCGCTGCATCAAATGCGAGAACCTGATGCAGCGTGAGTTCATACGGGTCATGGCCGTAGGCTATGAGGCGCTCAAAGAGCGCCGTCAGTCCGCCGACGCCGTTTCGCCGAACCCGAGACCCGCGTTCGCCAGGCCGGCGTGAACCTTTTCCAGCAGCTCATCCGGAATCGAATGCTTGAGGATAGCGTTCAGAATATTGAACTGCTCAGACAGATCGAGCTCGAACTGCGAGACTTCTTCGCGAGTGGCTTTCAAGCCAGCAGCGATCAGGTGGTCAATAACATCGAGACCGGCGGAGCTTAGCGCCTCAGCAATTTTCGTAGCTCGCCCCTCCCCTTCTTCGGTCCATGCATCGAGGAGCGCAGGCGCCTTGCCGACAGCATAAAGAATATCCCCTGCAGCGATGCGGAATACATCCACGTCATGACCGCGGAGTTTCACGGCTGCGACAGGGAGATGTTTTGCGAGCGTTTCAGCGTCTTTTGCGAGTTCAGAAAATTTCATATGTGATCACCTCAGCCTTTGATCTCGCGGAAGACACCGAACTGCGCGCCGGCCGGCTTCGAGGTGTCTTGGACAACATCGAATTTGACTTGGATGGTCGCAGCGTCAGTGCCCTCTTTGCTGAGAGTAAAATCTCCGTCCGGGTAAATCCGGACTTTCGCGTTGTATTTGAAGCGATTTCCTCCGCGGGTCTGGCGCTGGATCACCATCAACTCGCCAGAGATTCCCTCAGATGCAGACAGTGCAGCGATCAAAGCCTTGTCATCAGCGTCAGTGATCGCGGCCGTGTCATATGCGCCAGTGTATGTCGTGATATCGACGAGGAAGGTCAGGATGCCAGCAGCTGCGTCGAGCTTATAGTCTTGCCCCTCAACCAGCGGGTCAGTTCCGTCTGTCAAGCTGGTGATAGTCACATTCAGCGCGCCGAGATCGATGGTGTCACCAGCACTTGCAGATCCGCTAAGCGTGAGGCTGGTCTGCGCGTCCTGATTGATGAGGCCTTTGTTTGCAAGGGACGCCATCGCGATCTGACGGGCGCCAGTTTCACGCAGAACAGCTCCACCAGTGACCTTGCGCTCCGTTACCTCAGTATCGGCAAGGCTTCGGACGCCAGTGATCGACGAGAAAATCTCGTCTTTTGTGACCTCGGTATTGATCGAGATACTCTCGGTATGACCGAGCGACAGGAACACATTGGTGCCGTCGAGCTTGAAATACCCCTCGCCGGCTAGATTTCGGATTTTTTTGACGTCGGGCGAAGCCATTGGCAGGTCTCCTCGTGTGTATATTCATGAGGGATATCTGTCCCAGCCGTTAAAACTGCGCGTCAGTCGCGCTCGATTTCGAGCGAAAGTTCCACAGAGATTCCTGCGATACCGGAGCGATCTGAGACCTCGATCATGTCTTTCCGCAGTCCGGGCTTCGTGCCGTCTCGAATGAGATCCTGGAGCGACGAATTCATGATCTCAGCGCGCAGAGCTGCCCAGTGCCCATTCAGCGCTGAACGCAGCGCCCACGGGTCATCCTCCGGAACAAGCACCTCGATCGACGGTCCGACGCGCCAGAAATCTTGCCAGCTTTCGAGCGGATATCCGTCATCCTCAATGACTTCTTCTTCGCCGGTTCGAACGATAATCAGTGGGAGCTCGTTTTCGTCAAAATCATATGGCCGATCCAGCTCAACTGGCAGCCCAAGAACTCCAGCGATCCGCACAACCTCGTCGACGATCTGGTCGACTTTGTCATTTGCCATTTGTCAATTCCTCCTCATAGAGATCCGCGTATTTGTCGAGCTTGCTCTCGAGAATATGGGACAGCTTTTTGTTGCTGGAGACCGCAAATCTGCGGACAACCTTTTTGAGCACAGCGATCGGTCGGGCGGTCTTTCCGTGGCCCGTGAAGAGGAGCTTTTTCCCGTTCACGTCGGCCGTGAATGTGCCATTCACATCGCGGTTTTCCGGCCCGAAATTCACCCGTAGGAACTGGCTTTTCTCCGGCTTGATCGTCGCGCCGTATTCTCTGACCCGAGCATCAGCCCCAGTGTCCTTGACAACGAGAGTCGCGTTCTTGGCGACCTTGGCGGTGATCCTCTTTTTCCGTGCCGAGGAAACTTTCCCGAGTGCCTTCTTCCCTTCACGCTTCACCTCTGCCCCGATCTTCCGGCCAGCCCGCTTGCGCGCATTCAACTCCTCGCGCTCGAACTCTTTGACAAATCGTCTCGCATCCCATCCGTGCATCGCCATCGTCACACCATCAATTTCACGAGCCCGAGCCCGTCGTTCATGACCCGCTCGACAGACCGCCGCCGGCCGTCAAGACGCACAACAGATCCAGGTTTGGCGCTGGCAGCATCTGCTGCGCGCACTGCGACAAAAATTTTCGAGACAGTTAGCCTGGATCCGCTGCTGTCGATCGTATCAACTTCGACGCTCCAGGAGATATTCGCCGGGATCGTGACGCCATCGAGATCAACAGTATCGTCAAGAGGGGCTAGGTCAGACGCGTCAAATAGTGCGATCGCGTCGCCCTCGATGCGTGCAAGCTTGAGATCTGAGAGACCTGGAACCGTCGATTTTAGAACACTGTCGATGCGATAGATCTGGCCAGTCGCGAGCTGGAGTTTTCCGCCCTTCCTCAGAAGTGAATTTTCCAAGACAACTCCGGAGACGTCCGAGCCTATCAGGCTGTCGCGGCGGCTCGTGCGGAATGCCTGATCACTTTCGACGATAACAACCCGCAGATCAGCAGTATCCGGCCCGCGCGAATAACTCGCGGGGACAGGGCTCATTGCGTCGAAAATGTCATCTGCAAAGTTCATGCGCACTCCGGATTTGAAAGAGGCCCCGCCGTTGCGGGCGGAGCCTCATGTCATCTTACTCGGCTGACCGATCAGACGGTCGTGTCGGAGCCGCCGATCAGCGCCTCGGGGCGCGTCACATAGTGCAGCGGCAGCGACGCAAGCTCGACGCCAAGGCCTTTGCCGTAGGGCAGAACCTCGGGGGTCGCGTAGAACGGGAGGCCGAGCGTGTTCGCGGTTTCCGGGTTGTCCAGCGGCGTCCACTTGGTCTGGAACAGGCCGGGCATGACCGGGATTGCGCGCCACTCGTCGTCGCCAATCGAAGCGCCGTAGTAGGGGACGTGCTTCACATTGAAGAGCTCGAATGCCTCACGCTTACCACCAACAGACTGGCGGTTCACAGCCCCCTCTTGGTAGCGATCATAGAGCGAAGCAACCGCGTCGTTCTCGCGGAAATTCCGCCACGCGGTCTTGCCGTAGACAATCACCACATCCTGGGCCATATCAGCCTCGACGCCGAGGCCGGTGCGGACATGATCGTCGGAATCGGAGAAGAACTCTTGGAGTTCCTTCCTGGTCGCTGTCGCGAGCGCAATGTCGAGCGGCGTCGGCTCAGCGATGCCGGCAGCAGCATAGAAATCGAAGATGACAGTCGTGCCGTCGGACGCCAGCTGCTTACCTTTCACGGTGCCGAAGCGCAGATTTTCGTTCGAGTAGTCGATCCAACGACGAACCGTTCCGGTTTGCTCATTGATGACTGTATCGAGGGTCTCTTCCTGATCCTCCGAGCCGAATGCGCGGACATCCTGAATATCCGAAGCGGCGATCTCGATAACGCGGCCAAGCTTGACCGAGCTGATGTTCATCAGCGAACGGGTGCGGCCAGCGCCGGTAGCCGTCGGCGAGACAGAGCCGCGGGCAGTCGGGTCGATCAAATTAAGGCCGGTTTCGCCGCGCTCGATCTGGAGGCTGGTCTTGCTGAGACGGCCCGTGGTGAAAAACCTGGACAGAAACAGATCCAGCGGGGGCTGGACATTGACTGCGTCAGTCAGCTGACTGAGAGTGAAGTCTGCGAGATTGTAGGACATACCCTATTTTCCTTGGTTAGAAACGGCCGAAGTTGGCGTTCATGTTCGCGATATGAGCGTTCACCCGCGAAGGCTTGCGCTCGCGCATGGACTTGCCCGCTTCAGCCTTTTCCGGGCGGGCAGTCATAACGGCGCCGTCATTGTCGGCGTCCGATTTCATAGAGGCGACGAACTCGTCGCCGGTTTCGTTCGTGGATTGTTCCCGAGCAAGCTTGGCGCCGGAGAAGAGTTCTGCGACATCCTTGCTCGCGGTCATCGTGACCTCGTTGCCATCGACAAGCATCGTCACCTCGACGCGCTCATCCTCGGTGACAGCGACCTCTGCATCGGCCTGTGTCTCGGCTTCGTCGGGAGCTTCTTCTTCCGCGATCGCGAGCATCTCAGCGGGAGCTTTCCCGAGCATGACAGCGGCGAATTCCGGGTCGATTTGCATACGGCTCGATGCCTTGTCCTCGAGCATCACATCCGCGAGTCCGAACTCGATAGCCTGGAGAGGCGTGTAGTATTTCTCAGCGTCCATTGCGGCCGACACCTCTTCGCGAGTGTGACCGGCTTTTTCAGCGCGCGCCGCATACCGATCGAGCATCTGATCGCGGATATTGTCCAATTGCTGCGCGGTTGCGCGGACCTCATCAGCGGTGCCAATCGCGACGCCCATCGGGTTATGGATCATCATCGACGCGTCGCGTGCGATCTTGACCTCGTCGCAGGCCATCGCGATTGCCGAGGCCATGCTGTAGCAGCTACCCCAGATTTCCATCACGACGGTCGCTTCCATCTGGCCGATGGCAGTCATAAGCAAGACACCAGCTGGGACGGAGCCACCGGGGCTATCGCAGCGGATGGTCACGGTTTTCCCGGGGCCATCGAGAGCCTTTAGTTCTGAGACGAGCGACTGCGGATCGACTTCCCAATCGCCAATGACACCGAAAATTTCGACAACAGCGTCGCCGCTGCCGAGCATTTTCACTTCATACCAGGTCTTGCCTGGCTCTGCTTTGTGCATCCGGAATGCTTCTTGCAGCTTTGCGCTCATAGCTCAGTCCAATTCGTTGTTCACGAGGGATATCTGTCCCGGCCCGCTAAACTGCGCGTCTGGAAATCCAAAAAATCAGCCGGTAAGATTGCCGCCAGTTCGTGAGCGGTATTCCGAGATTTCGGCGTCTTTCCATCCAAGGTGGCGTCTGATCATCGCGTCGGTCCAATAGTCCGGAATTGGAGACAGACCGCCCTCGATATCCTTGATGAGATCGTCGAGCTTTTCCCGTCGCACGCGTTCAGGGTCGTCACCCTTTTGGCGGATAATGTCGGAGTGTGTGGAGAAGCCCTTTTCGACCTCGAGATCCCACGACTGCACCTCTTGAAGCTTGTGCAGATACGGGAACGGCTGGCCGACCCACTCCGGATTCAGGAACTCCTCGATCGTTCTGCCATGCGGGACTTTCCATTTTCCCTCGGCAACAGAAATGCGGACGAAAGCATTCCAGATCGGATTCAAGAACCGCTGTGAGAATGTCCCGCGCACTGTCCTGACGTGGCGCTCGAACTGCGAGCTCACAGCGCGGAAGAGGCGGTCATTTACGCCACTCATATCGCCGAATAGGAACTCCAGAGGGATGTTCAGAGCAGCAGCGATATGCAGTGCAATCTGGCGAATGAACGGCGAGAACGAGTTGCCGCTCTCAGCCGGTGCCGTGACGTTGATTTTACCGCCTGGCGGGACCACGGCGACAGATCCGTCTTTCGCTGCTACCAGCGATTCCTCTTTCGGAGGCTGCACCTCTTGATTCAATGAGTTGAAGTATTTCCCACTTGTTGGATCGTAGCTGATATCCCGGAGCTCTTCTTTTTCTTCCGGCGTCAGATCTGGGAGCTCCAACCAGTATGCGATGTTCGCACTCAAGATTTTCCTCAGCAGGTCAGCGCCGAGGTATTTCTCCAGGTCATGAATTTTGATGAGCGCACGCGTTAGCCACGGTTCACCGCGGAGCTGACCAGCCTCCCGAGGAGTGAAGAGGTGAGCGACGAGCTGCGGCCTGAACTTTATGGTCTCTTTTTTATAAGCCTCCGTCGCGTCAAGCGTGTCGCCCGGATGCACCTTGTAGACGTAGTAACCCGCCGGCGAGCCTGCATTGTCGTAAAGGATCCCATCCGTCGCAGACTGTGCGAAAGGCGTCCGCAGCGGAACCATTTCCGTCGGGATAACCTGGATCTGCAAAGGAACTGCAAGGTCCTGCGCCGACGCGCCCTTGCGATACCTCAAAATCCCGAATGCTTCCCCGCCGACAACCCATTCGCGAAATGCAATGCGTTGGACCATCGAGATATCACCGACGCCCTCGGCCCCAGCAGCACGACCCCAAGTTTTCCAGAGCCTCATCAGGTCTGCATCATCGTCAGGGATCGACGGCTTGAGACCAGATCCGATAACATAGCTCTCGAGCACATCGACCGCGTGGGATGCGATGCCGTTCATTCGCTCAGCGTAACGCGACATGCGCGTGATCTCTGGTTTCGATCGGTTCAGCGCGCTGGCGATCGCCTCACCAGTGCCGCGCGGAAGGTCCTTGCGATCCTCGAGCCGGCGCGCAAAATCATAGTCCATCCGCGGCGCAAGGTCGCCGACAGTTCCACTCGATAGTGCCGTCGCGTTGCGAAAAAGTTTGACTCGATTGATCTGTTTCGTCATTGGGTGCCGCCCGTGTTGTTCGTGTCAGCGAGGGGGCGGATCAATCTCGAGCCAGTGACATTAACCGGCTGCCATCCATTCTCAGCTGCGACCCGGCGGGTGATCTCACGCTGGATCTCCTCTGCAACGATGAGCATCTGGGCTGGAGACGAGTAGGTGAACGACTGCCCGTTATATGAAAACGAGCTCACTCCCTTTGCGCGCTGATCGAGGATTTTTCTCCGCAGCGCCTTCAGTTCATCGATCGTGTAGTCTTCGTAGAGGCTGGCAGCCATTGATCATCCCCGGGGTTTTCTCCCGGGGATATCTGTCCCGATCTGCAAAACTGCGCGTCACCGGTAGCCGAAACCTGGCCTGACTTTTATGAGCCCCTGCCGCGGTGTCGGCTTCTGCCGAACTTGCGGCTCAGGCGCAGGCTCAGGGTCTCTGCGCGGGCCAGTTGGCATTGCGAGTTCTGAGAGTTTTGGTTCCTCGCTCGCGGGTTCACTCTCTGTGACGATTGGCCTGATGTCTTCGGCGAGCTTGCGCTTGTATTTCTGGCTCCCTGGCATCGCGCGGAGGGCATGTGTTCCAGCATATGCATAGACGAGGCAGTCCCAAGGCTCTTGGTTTTTCGGACTTGTCCATTTTGTAAGACCAGGGCGGCCCGCAACTGGGACCTGCTTCTCGCGCGTGAGACGGTCGAAGAACTCCCTCGTCATCTCTTCGGCGCCAGGCATCGGGATTGCGGGAAACTCACCTTTTCCTTCCGAAAGCGCGATCGCCAATTCGTCTTTCGCGAGGCTAACGTCGATCGTGTAGAGGATCGGGTTCTTGTTCGCGGCCGTATTCGGCCAGATTTTTTCTTTCCGCGCGCCTGGTGCATTGTTCGCACCGCGGACAGCGAACCAGCGCCGGCGTCCCTTCCTGCGCATCGCCTCAATCCATGAGTAGACGCGCTGAGAGAAGCCACCGTGCGAGTCAATGCATAGAGCGTCCACGCGGTGCGCGACACCGTCTGCGTCCGTGAAGCTCTGAAGCCCGAGGGCCTCAAGACTGTCCCACGCCGCCTGACTTGTCAGTGGATGCTCGTCGAGAACCCAATGGCCGATCTGCGCAAAGCGCCCTCCCCTGCCCCAGGCATAAACACTGGCTTCGAGGTATGACATCGTGCCGTCTTGGTTGCCCTTCTGCACATCGACACCGACGGTGACGACCTCTGTCCAAGTCGGCGCCTCTCCTCCATAATCCACGACATAGTCGAGCAGCTCCTCCGCGTCTGCGCTTTGACCCGCTTCCTCAAAAAACGGAATCCCCTCGACCTCGTTTTTGAAGACCTTGATCTTCTTCATTCCACCGCGGAGAGCAGTCTTCCATTCTCGCGCGATGTCTTTCCATGTCACGAACTGCGATAGGATCTGAGGGTAGTGATAGCCGCGATCAGGATGCCCTGGGTTGTGCGGGATCCACTCACCAGCCTCGAGCATATCCAGGCGAGCTTCCTCTTCAATGCGGCACGCCCGCTCGCCTGAGCACTGATAATAGACATCGCTCAAATCATCATTGTAGCGGACCCCTGCACCTTCACCGTTTCCGAACTCCATGATCTGCTTGTGGCCGCAGTGTGGGCATTTGACATAGAGATGTCGTTGGTCACTGTCGAGGAATTCAGCGTGCGTTCGGCCACCCTGATCGGCCGGAAGAACTGGAGATCCGCCAAGGATCAGCTTTGAGTTCCAGAACGTCGTGCCGCGCTTTTTCAGGCGTGTGAGCTTGTCACCACTTTTGTCATCCCAGTTCTTATCGTCGATCTCATCTGCGATATTGATCCGCGTCGTCAGTCGCCGGAAGTTCCCCTCAGCCGCGGCCCCGCGCATCCGGAAGATCGCACCGTTCTTGAACTTCCGCGTGTGCCACTGCTCCTTCGCCTTTCCGCCAGAGAAGCTGACATTCGAAAGCTCTCGAACCTCGCTTGTGTCTCTGATCATCGGAAGGATTTCGGACTCGTCAAAATCCTTTGCATCGTCATCTGTTGGCTGGAAGAACAGGATCGACGCAGGATCCCAGTGCATATGATAAGCCGATAGCCAGAGCAGAGCTTTTGTGAAGCCGATCCTGACACCCTTCATCATGACAACGCGGCGAATTTTGATATCAGTCATCGCGTCCATTGGCTCGCGCTGCGGGCCAAATGTCTTCCAGCGCCCAGGCTCGGCCGATGTCTCAACAGAGAGGCGTCCGAATTCGTCAGCCCACTGCGACAGCGTCATGAGAGGTTTTGGGGTGAGCGCTGAACGTCTCGTCGATCTCAGTCGAGAACGGCAGCGGTCTATCGTGCGCTGATCAGTCCTCAAGTTCATCGAGAAACTCCGCGCCTGGCAAGTGTCGCGTCTGTGGCTTTGCACCATCCGGCTGATCTGCCGTTAGGTTTGCGAGAGCTCCTTCAACAGCTTTGAAAACAATCTCTTGGCATGCAGCAGGATCACTCGTCTTTGAGAGAACTCGGGCCACGGATCCAGAGATTTGCGAAAGGCCTGCGCGAAGGGCGCCATACTCTTCGGCGATTAGATCCTCGACATCTGGCATCATGACAGCGTCTCCGCGCAAGATCGTAAGCCGGAGCTCTGCCTCATCTGCGCGTGCTTTTGTGAGCCTGACCTTCTCGACCTCGAGATCTTTAGCACCAGCATCCTTCGGCTGGCCCTGCGCCTTCACGAAGTCCACATAGTTCTTCACGGTCTGCACGAGGTCGTATTTCCCGTGACCAACGCGCACCGCAATTCCTTGATCTGCAAGCTGTTGGACGCGCCTTGAGGAAACCCCGAGGATGAATGAGATGCGAGACGAACTCCAGGCGATCGCTTCGTTTTCCGAAGAAGCGTCTGGATTTCCTTCGCTCTTTTCCTGACTGGCTTCGCCCATGTTGTTGCTTATCCCAAATCAGAACCGAAACCCGGTTTTTCAGCGCTCGTAAGTAGCGATTTACCGGGCACTCGGCCCCCTGCATACATAACCCGGCGGGGTCCAGGGTCCCCGGCCGGTTTCATGTTGGATATCTGTCCTGTTTGACCAAACTGCGCGTCACCCTCACCAAATAAGCTCATCGAGCGAATGCCCGCGCGCTTTCAGTTCTTTCCTGAGCAGTTCAAGGCAGTTCCTCCTGCGGCTCGACAGATATTGGTGTGAAATCTCCATCTGTTTTGAGAGTGCAGTGAGAGAGACTGTGTCCTCGGACATAATCGTCTGCCGCATCAGCGCCTGGTCGATTGCCGGAAGATCCACGAGCAGCTCCTCTACAAGACCTCTCAGAGATGCTTGATGCACATCCTCAACAGAAACTGCATCGACGCCGATCCTGTGCTCCTCATCTTGAATGTCACTCGCCGGTGACCTGCTAAGCGTATATGCAGCGGAGACGTCTGCACCTGTGATGCCGAGTTCTGCCGCTGCGGCATTCAGTGCAGCTGATCGGCTATAACCCTCGCCCTCTAAACGAGAAACGATTGCACCGAGCCTATACCTCATGTTCCGGTCCGGCCTGCTCTTCGCCATACTCGCAGGTGTCGAGCTTGATCTCATCAGCTCGAACATCTCATTGCGCGCCAGAAAAAATACGAGCGCAGAGAATTTGCCCTGCTCCGGTTTGAATCGCTCGATCGCCTCAAGGATGCCGATCATTCCAGCGCCCTTGAGATCTTCGACGCTGATACCGCTCTGTTTGAACTGTCCGGCCATTTTCTTGATCATTGGCTCGACACTCTCGATGAGAGCAATGCGTGCATGCTCTGATCCGTTCTCTGTCCATTGACGCCAGAGTTCTGTCTGAAAGTTCTCAGGCCTCATTTAGACACCTGCTCAGTCTGCTCATCTGGATAGATTGTCTGGTCAGTGCGTATCGCAGCCGCGAGCAGCATTCCTCCGAGAAGAGTTCCGAGTAGAGCTCCACCGATCAGATCGCGAAGAATGCGGCGCCGTCCTCGGCTACGTGCGTCACGCTCGAACCAGCACTCAGTGCAGAGCTCTTTCCCTGGCTCGCGCTCATCGACACGCTCAGAGTTTTTCATGTAGCCGCAGCATGAGCACCGGACCATTCGTTTGTTGTTCATCGTCTCTCTCCCTGTTGTTTCAAGGGAGATGGAGAAATCTCAGGAAGATCCAAAATTTCGAGAGGATCGCACGCAAAAAAAATGGGCCGCCCGAAGGCAGCCCATGTAATGCAGGCAATTCATACATTACCACGTATGATATTCACCACTCCGATAAAAAGACCAAAGAACCAGATTGGCAAAAAGAACGCCCCAGATACAGCCTGCAGTGACGCTGTGAATGACGGCTCTGTAGATGCGTCAGCAATCCAAACAAGCCATACCCCAAGTGATGCTATCAGCGCGCACACGATGAAATAGCTCAGGATCGTTAGCGCCATTAAAATCTTTTCGAGAGTTGTCATGCCGCACCGCCTTCTCCGAGCTTGTTCAATACATCGACAAAGATTTTGTCAGTCTCCTTGAGAACCCTCGCGCCGGCGTAGGTCTCTATGAAGGCGGACCACAAAGTCGCAATGAATATGCAGATGCCGATTTCAAAGCTGCTACATGCAACTCCAAAAATGAGAGCCACAACCGGAGAAAAGAAAAGCGTATAGTGAGCTCCGCTATATATAAAACCGCGCCTGAAGCGAGACTGGACAGCCTTCAAGCTTGTGTCCAAAGCATACTTTTTCATCCCAACCTCCTACTTTCTATGCTGGTCTATTGGACTTGGGTAAAACCCGCTCCGATCCAAAATTTCGACAGACAGAAAGACAGAAAAAGTTAGGCCGCCCCGAAGAGCGGACCTGTTAGGCGAGGCGTCGTAGCGGCTATCCTTTCGACGCACGTAGTATCCCGCAGCTCAGCTCTGCCATCCGTAGATGCTCGCCTGTGCTGATATGTGTCCCTCTAATAGTTCCCGCGCGTCCGTAGCTCATCGAGCCCTGCACGCAGCTGCTCTACGTGCTCACGCGCACGCGCCAGTAGGTATGTCCCGTCGAGGAAAGATCTGCTCAGCATGCAGAGGATATGCGTCCTTAGTCTGCGATCGCGTGTTGGTGTATCTCATGGCGCCCGTATTCCACGTCGAGCCACCTGAGAATGCAGGGCCAAATCACCAGCCCAACATGACCAGGAAATTGCACAACCGCCGCAGCAAAGCCCGCTGTTTCTTCTCTTTTTCCTTTACATTACAGAGGTTTGCGGCCTATCGCTCCAAGAAACCGGCCTCATTTCTTTCCCTTAGGTAATGGGACAGTGGGACAGAGGATGGGACAGAGGAATCGACCGTGTGTCCCACGATAAATCCCTGTTTTTCCTTATCTTTTTTACTTTTGGGACAGTGGGACAGAGGAAATACAAAAGTTTTGCGTGAGAAAGATAGAATACGGGGCACGCATACCCGTTATTCTATGTTTTCTATACCGAACTTTTGGAAATTCAGTGTCCCATGTGTCCCATGTCTGTTTTTCTGTTTGTTTTTCGTGGCTTACGCTGTTCCAGAGGCCTTTTTTGTGTGTCCCAAGCAGTGTCCCACTGTCCCACGATTAACCTTATCGGTTACGGCTCCGAAACTTTTTTCAGGAAAGTCAATCCCAAAATTTTAGGATTATAGGACAGGGACACATATCCCTCCCACCCCGAGGAACAAAAACCCTCCCGGGGCTCACATGGGAGTGATAGATGACAAAGAAAACCAAGCTTCCGAGCGTCAACAGGCGGCCAGCTGGCCTGACGCCGAAGATCGAGCAAGCAATTTCGAATGCAGCCGCTGGACTGACCGCGGCAGACGTTGAGGCCTATATCGACGGGCAAGCTGTCGAAGCAGTCTGCGAATGGCTGGAGAAGCGCCCGAGCGTCAAGGCAGAGCACCTTTGGTGGGTTCTCGAGCGGAACTGCAACGAGGACGAGATGCTGGCGGAGCTGGGCGTCGAAGAAGAGGCAGACCCGCTCCTCGACACAATGTCGAAGCTGCGTGATCGCTATGTGTATAGCACATTCAGGGATGAGGTATGGGATCGCCGTGCGAACTCGTGGATCTCGACCCGCGCTATGGACAATGCCGAAGCACATGCAATGCCGCTCGACGACAAGGGCCGCGCCTTCTCAGCGTTTGACGTATTCCGCCGCGATGCGAAGGCTGCCCGCGTGCATAACGAGCGCTACATGCCCGGCGTTGATCGCGAACTACCTGAGGCCGACGGCGTGAAGTGGCTCAATACCTGGAAGGCGCCGTCTGTGAAGCCCGCAAAGGGTGATGCGAGCATGATGCTCGATCACATGCTCTATCTGTGCAACGGTAACAAAGAGCAGGCCGGCCATCTCGCTGACTGGCTCGCCTACACCTACCAGAACCCCGGGAAGAAGATCACGCACGCACCGCTGATCATCAGCAACTATCAGGGCGTCGGAAAGGACACTCTCTCGATCGCCATGAGCCGCGTAATCGGTGAGTCCAATGCATATTGGGTTCAAGACGAAGCTGTAAGCGAAGGCCGTTACCATTTCATGAAAGCGGCGCAGCTTGTCATCATTCCCGAGGTTATGTGCGGAGATCGCCGCGACATTGCCAACAAGTTCAAGCCTCTGATCACGCAGCCGACTGTCGAGATAAATGAAAAACACGTGAAGCCATATACCGTGCAAAACACAGCGAATTTCCTGATGTATTCAAACCAAGAAAACGCTGCGTATATCGAAGACAACGACCGCCGCTATTTCGTCGTCATCTGCAAGCAGAAGCCACGTTCTCCGTCCTACTATGTCGACCTCTACGACTACATCAACGGCGACGACATTGCGTCTTTCGCGCACTTCCTCGCAACCCGTGACCTCTCGAAGTTCAACCCGTCGGCCCCTGCTCCTGACACCGAAGACAAAAAGGTCGTGCAGCGCGCTACCCGTGGCGGCGTCGAGGCATTCCTGAGCGATCTGTGGGAAAGCACTGCGGCCCCGTTCGACGGTGACGTCATCAATCTGCGCGAAGCCCTCGAGACGATCGCTGAGAAGAGAGGCGCCCCGAAAATGACGATCCAGCAGATCTCGGCATTCCTCAAGAAAGTCGGAGGCGGCGATCTCAGCAAGAGGCGGATCGGCCGTGACGGCGGTTCCCAGATTCGCGTCTGGGCTGTCCGCAACTTCGAAGATCTTGAGAACGAAAGCCTCGCTGTGCTCGACAAGTGCTACATCGAGCGCAAGAGCCTCTCAGCTGCCCGCTTCGTTGTTCAGAACTCCGCGACGAGCAAAGCATCCTAACCAGTTCCCGAGCAGCCCGGGTAAGGCTGCAACTCCCATGACCTGCCCCGGCTTCGGCCGGGGCTTTTTTATGCTATGATGCGTCATGCGCAATCGAACCAAAGAGAACATCATTTACAGGCTGCTAGCTCGATTCCGCTTGCTGCTCATGCATCATAGACGGTCATCTGATCGCGCCTTCTCCGAGGCTTTCAAGAAATCGCGCGGCCGCATCGAAGATGACATCGAACTCTGACCGCTGAAAATTTTTGGTTTCTATGAAATTTCCCCAACTCCCTCTCAAGACAGAAAGACAGACAGAGGGACTGGGACGATGGGTGCGAAATTTGACTACAAAGGATTCCAGGACGCGTGGGTGAAAGCCTACCGAGAGGATGGCGATGAGAACGCGTTTAAGCTGTTGCTCGATAGCGTTGAGCCGATCATTCGCGGCGAGGTTCGTCACGCAGCGAAAATCCATCCTCATATCGACCGAGACGATCTTTACTCAGAGGGTGTTGTCGGAGTTATGAATGCGCTCGAGAGGTTCGACCTGTCGAACGAAGCTTCATTCGGGACCTATGCCAGGTTTTGGATCCGCGAGCGTGTGCTGATGTTTGTGCATATGAACAAGTCAGCGACGTCAGCGAAGACAGGCGCGAAGGAGCGCTCGGCGAACCTGCGCGCCCATGCTCTCGTGTCGAGCTATGAGCATGCTGGTATGAGTAACTCCAAAGCAATCGAACAGACAGCTGGCGAGCTAGACACTACAGTGCAGCATGTTAGCTCGATCCTCGTGCGCGATGCAGGCATTGACGTCGCATCCGCTGATGACTACGGGCTTCTCGTTGTAGGCGGGTGCGCTGATGACAGTATGAGCACGATCTCACGCGAAGAGCTCGCTGAGCTCATTGAGAATGCGATCCAAGGACTCGCGAGAGGGCGTGCAAGCGAGAAGCGCAAGCAGTTTGCGCGAGATGTGATGTCTCGTGCGTTTGCAGATGAAGAGAAGGTCGTTCTCAGCACGATCGGCAACGAGCTTGGGGTCACAGGTCAGACGATCCGGAACTGCATTCGCGACGTGACAGAACTCGCGCGCAGAGATCTCGAGAGCCGCGGCCTCAGTCTAGATGATCTACTGTGAGTGGATTCCATAGAATTACAGACAGCTGGCCCTGTTTGTCTGTAACTCAGCTTGTTTCGTCGGAATCCGTATCGTCTTCGACTTTAGTAAGTCTCGGCTGATGCCGTTTCGTAAGACTGCGCAGTGTAACATCTAGCGGCGGACCAGTGCGCGCGAGCTTCTCATAGATCTCGCGGCCGGTCGCAAACCTTTGGTTGTCTGTCTTTTTGTCTTTCATGCTTTGAGTCTACTCCGCAGCTTGACGTATGGCCAGACATTCCTTGATCTGTAAAATCGCCTCATCAGGTGAACGTGCGACGATGTAGATCCCCCCTGCCCTCTCAACAGCCGCCTGAAATCGCTTCTGCACATCTCGCTGCTTCCCTGTAGCGGTCTTGACCTCGATGCCGATCCAGAGTCCATAGAGAACGCCCTGGATGTCAGGCTGACCTGGTATTCCGAACCTGATCGTCCGCTTGCCGTCCATACTCTTGGCGACGCCTGTGTCAGCCGTCCAGAAGATCCCGTCAGGGTGAAACTCCTTGGAGAGCGCCAGTAGGATCCGCTTCTGGATCTCGCGCTCTTTCATTGCAGCACCGCCGGAAGATCGAGTTTGAATCCATTTGCCGCGAGGTCAGCCCGGATTGCTTCGGCAGCTTCTCGATCTCCTCGATCCCACGCCTTCTCCATTCGCGACTTCATGATGTGCTTTGTCGCGTGCCTGGCGCTGTGCCTGTTCCTTGTGCCCGGCCGGCGGGCGACCTGCTCGAGTAGTGCCTTAAAGGTCTGTGCCTGCCCCTGCTCCCGTCGTGCTGCTTTTGCCTGTGCCGCGCGTGCAGCCTCGATCTCTGCTGCCTCGACGGCGCGCAGCTCGATAGCTTTGCGCTGCGAGATCCGCGGGTCTTTGCCGTTGTCGTGCCCGCATGTCGGACAAATCGCGGTGCCGCCTGGGAAAATGAAGAAGCACTCGTCGCAGGTCCGGATCGACAGTCTCTCTCCGCTCTCTGTCTGTCTGTCTGTGCTGACCTCTCCTCCATCGCTCCAGTCGCGCGCCTCTGTCAGCGTGCCGCATCGGAGAGTGTTGCCAGCATGGTCATAGACGGTCCCATGCGCCTTCCCGTCAGCCGATCGAGCGACGCGGCCGAGCTGCTGGACCCAGAGCTGATCCGACTTGGTCGGCCGCAGCGAGATGATGTTTCGGAGGTCTGGTAGATCAAACCCTGCCGAGACTTTGTCGACGCTTAGTAGTAGGCCGCCGGCCGCGAGGTGAGCTATCTTGCGATCGACATCTTCGTCGCTGTCCTGGCCGGTCAGAACCTCGGCCGGGAA